CAGTGAGATCTGCCCAAAATGTCTCAAGAGCTTTAGCTACATCTGGGAATAAACCTTTGAACCATTTCCAAAAAGGTTCAAGTGCATTAGTATAAATCCAATCTGCAATAGAAGTAAAAAAGGTAAATGCCTCTGTTAATGCGGCAGTGGGATCAGTGAAGAGTTTTTTCAACCAGTTCCAGAAAGGTAATAACATCCTTTCATAAAGCCATGTTCCCATTTTCTTAAAGAATATCCATGCTTCATCAAGTGCAGCCGAAGGATCTGTAAATGCTAATTCTAACCACTTTGAAAATGGTTCCAAGAGTGTATCATATAACCACTTACCAAAACCAGTTGACATAAATGTAGCCCATTGTTCTTTCAACCATGCTGATGCGTCAGGGAATGTGGTTTCAAACCAAGTCCAGAGAGGTTTAATAGCATTATCCCATAACCATTTTCCTAAAGTTGTTATACCCTTTAATGCTTCTACTAATGCCGCCTTTGGATCGTCAAATAATAAATTTATCCAATCCCAAACAGGTTTAATAGCATTATTATATACCCAATCACCAAGTTTAACCATAGCACCCCATGCTTGATCTAATGCTGCCTTTGGATCACTGAATAGTAATTTAATCCAATCCCAAAGAGGTTTGAGGGCCTTTTCATACAACCAATCACCAAGATTTCCTGCAAGAGTAGAAACTCCATCCCAAAGTTTTTTTAGTGTAGATGCTGTGCCTGGAAACATATCTTCAAACCATGTCCATAATGGAGCAAAGGCATTATCCCAAATCCAATTTCCTATATCAGCTGCACCCGAAAGCATTCCATTCCAAAGGTCTGTTAATGCCTGAGAGGGATCTGTAAATAGAAGACTAATCCACTCTCCTACTTTTTCAACATAGTCATATATTTTCATAACCCATTTAAAACCAGGGCCCTCTAACCATTTCATTAACATCCACAAACCAACTAGAAAAGCACCTTCCAGAAGAATATCAAGAATACCTTTAGCAATCCCACCAACCTTTTTCGCAGCTGTAGTGATACCAGAGGTCATTGTATCACCCACTGCTTTTGCCATTTTTCTACCACGTTCTGCTATTATTGCTGCTGTCTCTTGTATTTTTGTTAATCTAAAAATTCCAAAACCAATCTTATCAAGACCCTTACCAAACAAGTCCATTGATCCAGCAATTCCTTTCCATCCTGCTGTATTCGTAGCTTTTATTAAGTCAAAACCTATACTTAAACCAGAAGTAACTGCTTTTAGTCCAGTTGTGGCTGCAGCTGCAACTGCAATTCCAGACATATCTACAGCAGTTGTTATTGCAGCAAGAGGAGCTCCCAATTCTTCAGTTGCTTCTTTGCTTTCATGTAGTTTGTCAGATAGTTTCTCTAACAGACCTTTAGATTGTGGCCCTAATTCTGATTCCATTTCTTCTGCCATTTATCCTCTATTTTTTCTTTGCTGTTCCTTTTGGCGTTCTTCTTCTTCTTTAATATGCTGGATTAATAATTCTATATAAATGTCCCTCTCCCACGGCAATAGACTTTCTATTTCGGTTAGACTCCATTTATGATGTTGAACCAATGAAAAGTTGTATCTGAACATTGATTCAAGATTCATGTGTGAGAGGGCTACTAAAAAAAAGCAGCAATCCCCTCTAACTTATACTTACCCTTCTTTTTCGTTTTAGGGTTTGTAACATTTATAGTATGTGTCAATTTTGGAGAAGTTTCAAAGAATTTTTGCATTTTAGAAAATTGCATTTGAGTCATTTGATCTATAAATTTCATTTTCTCATCATGCGTCTCATCCATCATATCATATTCTTCTTCCCCATCATATAGAGTCATCATAGTTGATGCTATCATGTGAAAAGTCATTTCAACATCCCCAGCCTTTGGATATTGTTTTTTAAGATTGGTGACTGTATCAAATCTAGGATATGTCATCTCTAACATCATACTATCCGTTAATTTGATTTTATTATCGTGATCTTCTCCTATTTCAACTTTCACATCTGGGAGAAATATCTCAACTTCAACTTCGGTTTTTTCGTCATCTGGACACTTAACCTTAATCGTTGCTGTTTCCCCTACTGACTTAGCTCGTATATTTAAAAAGATATACTCTAAATCAAATAATGGCATGTGCTCTACATCCAGATTGTTAAATGTACAACCTTCAACAATCTGTTTGACTGCGTTCAACATGGAATCCTCATCCCCTGTTTCTTGTGCAATCAATAGTAATTTTTCTTCTGCTACTACAAATGGTCTATATTTTATTTCCTCATCTGAAGATGGTACGTTTAAACTATATTCAGGTGTATTAAGTTTTGGTAATGGCATAATATACTCACGTTAAATTGTTATTAAAACATCACATTTCCACCAGTAATTCCACCAATTGGTGCAGTTGTGATACCTTGGTCGAGGGCTCCACCGATGGTGCCATCGAGTCCTAATGGTAAATCCTCTACAAAAGGAAGACCATCTTTTTCTTGTCTAATTTCACCAACACTAAGAGAAATATCTCCTTGTCGAGACAATCCACTAAATCCATAACCTACCCATTTAGAATATGCCCATGTGACATCAAAACTTCCTATAGAATCGGTATTTGAATGATCAAAATCTATTTGTCCAACAATAGAAGGAAAGCACCCATGTATTCTAACTCCATAATTACGAACAGGTCTGTTTTCTAACTGGATTCTTCGATGTGGATCAAATTGTCCTGTTAATCTTTGTTCTGCTGGACCCCCTAAAAATTCATCAACTTTTGCAGAAGCCTGTCTAACAGTATTTTGTAATTCATTTACCCATGAATATTTACTATCTTTTGCTTTCCCATCCCCTGTGCTTATTATTTTCTTTCCAATATTGTGTAAGGAAAATACATCAAAACTAGATGTATATTCATTATAATAATTAAAATTTCCTGTCATTGGATTCCATATTAAATTTTGCCATTGATCAAAGAAATTCTTGACTTCCATCACCCCATCACAATAAAAAGTTGTGGTTAAAGTGCCGTATTGCATTTTTTGTGGAAAAGGAAAAGTAGCACCATAATGACGATATAACCCAAACTGTATATTTTTTTCTGGAATATTAACTTTACTACACATTATTCCAATTTTATTAATGTTGGAATCTTGAGGGCCATAGGCATCACCCGCACCTTGTTTCAAATTGGCCCAAGATGTTCCGAAATCTTTGTCCCAAGATTTATTCATTGTAACAGATTTACGTTCTACTCCTCTAACTTTGGTCGGGGTTGCCGCCGGTGGTGGGGGAGGTGCCTCATATTTAATTCCGTTAGGGCGATTAAATATAATTGAAAATTGATTAGGTTTTAAAAATCCTTCAGATCTTGCTACTATGGCCCTTATTGCGTCTAATTGTCCCTTATTGTCAGGGATGCTTGGTTTATCTGGGCCTATACCTGTAAGTTTTTTGATCATGGCTTGCATTCTACTCTTTTCAAGCCCTACTCTCATATCAAAATTTCCTACTTTTACCCCATCTCTAAAAACTGCCATAATTTCCTTAAAATTGTGCTACTGAGTGTTTCCAAACTCCCTTTTCACCTCTCCATTTAGTGTCTCCTGTAAAGTAACCAGAAGCACCACCTTTCTTAAACTTCTGTAATGGAAGTCCTGCTGCATAACTCCAATCATCAGCTCCTATCCAGTAAATTCCCTTTCCTTGTACATGACCAAAAAGGTATCGTTTAATACAAGGTCTTGCAGGAGCAAATGAAGTTATGGTATTGTAATTAAGTTTTAACATTCTCATTGCATTACCTTCACCTTCTGCTTGAGCAGCTATTAAATCTATCATCAACTTTGCTCTGAAATTGATGGGAAGGTAATGTAAATTGATTCCCATGAAACCATTGTCTCTATAGTCAAATGGGAAGATTAGTGGCCAGACATCGTACCAAGGTAGTTTTGATTTCCATTTAGGATCATATTGAAATAGGTACATTCTACCAATGTCGGGCGTATCTACTATTCCTAGATTTCCCTCATCAGATAAAAGTTCCTTCCTTCCGTATTTGCCAGGTGCTGCAGCTTTCTCAACTTTCTTTACTGTGTCCTTGAACCAGTTCATGGCTTTCTTACCACGCTGTTTCATTTGACCTACAAATTTTGCTGCTACCTTTGCACCTTTTGCGGCACCTGCTACTATCGGTCCTACTGCCATAATCAGTTATTTGTTACTTATATATTTATGAGTATTCAGATGGTCTTCGGTGAAGATAAGAAACTTCCATCCGTTTCGTTTGCAAATGGATTCTGCAGCTCTCCACTTTGCTTGATTCTTTCCCCATTCGGTTGCTTCATATATGTAGCGTTTAGTAACTCTTTTGGGTTTTTTGGGTTGTTTGGTATATTTTTTGGGTTTGATCTCTATGAGAAATTTCTCACCTTTGGAGGTCTTCACAAAGAAATCTGGAAAGTAACGATGCTGTTTACCATCTACAGGAGAGATGTAAGGAATGATAACTTCTTCAGATCCCCACTCAATAATGTCAGGATCATGATCACATTTTACCATGAACTTGCGTTCCCAAAGAGAACGATAGATTATATTGTTCACGTCGCCCCGATACTTCTTTTTATTTGAAGGTCGGTATCTTCCTTTATATGACATAAATACTTTTATACTATAGGAATACTTATGCAAAATTTTATTACTGCCGCAGTTAAAAAGGCATTAGACTTGGATTCTAAAAAAGAACCATCTACTCCAGCTGCCATGGTGGGGAATACTGAAAGAAATCATCCCCTCGCACATATGTACAACAATAGGTGGAATCGTGCTACTTTGGAATATCCTTATGATATTCAACAAAGATCTGATTTGGGACATTATATGATGTTCTATGTCAATGTACCTATTGAAACTAAATATGATGGCCAAAATTCTAAAAGACAAGGTAACTTTAGTGATGAAGAATATAATTATGGATTGGGTCAGAATGTAAGACAGTTAGGTAATCGAGAAAATACTATGGCTAGACAAGGTAGGGCATACGCAACTGTTGGGGAAGCTAATTCTGATTTACT